AAATTGCCAGTATTCTCGACGGGATCCCCCTGTCGGTGCAGCGGCTTCCGGAACTGGAAAACCGACATGTTGATTTCCTGAAACGGGATATCATCAAAGCCATGAACAAAGCAGCCGCGCTGGATGAACTGATACCGGGGTTGCTGAGTGAATATATCGAACAGTCAGGTTAACAGGCTGCGGCATTTTGTCCGCGCCGGGCTTCGCTCACTGTTCAGGCCGGAGCCACAGACCGCCGTTGAATGGGCGGATGCTAATTACTATCTCCCGAAAGAATCCGCATACCAGGAAGGGCGCTGGGAAACACTGCCCTTTCAGCGGGCCATCATGAATGCGATGGGCAGCGACTACATCCGTGAGGTGAATGTGGTGAAGTCTGCCCGTGTCGGTTATTCCAAAATGCTGCTGGGTGTTTATGCCTACTTTATAGAGCATAAGCAGCGCAACACCCTTATCTGGTTGCCGACGGATGGTGATGCCGAGAACTTTATGAAAACCCACGTTGAGCCGACCATCCGCGATATTCCGTCGCTGCTGGCGCTGGCTCCGTGGTATGGCAAAAAGCACCGGGATAACACGCTCACTATGAAGCGTTTTTCCAATGGTCGTGGCTTCTGGTGCCTGGGCGGTAAAGCGGCAAAAAACTACCGTGAAAAGTCGGTGGATGTGGCGGGTTATGATGAACTTGCTGCCTTTGATGAGGATATTGAACAGGAAGGCTCTCCGACGTTCCTTGGCGACAAACGTATTGAAGGCTCGGTCTGGCCAAAGTCCATCCGTGGCTCCACGCCCAAAGTGAGAGGCACCTGCCAGATTGAGCGTGCAGCCAGTGAATCCCCGCATTTTATGCGTTTTCATGTTGCCTGCCCGCACTGCGGGGAGGAGCAGTATCTTAAATTTGGCGACAAAGAGACGCCGTTTGGCCTCAAATGGACGCCGGATGAGCCTCCAGCGTGTTTTATCTCTGCGAGCATAATGCCTGCGTCATCCGCCAGCAGGAGCTGGACTTCACTGATGCCCGTTATATCTGCGAAAAGACCGGGATCTGGACCCGTGATGGCATTCTCTGGTTTTCGTCATCCGGTGAAGAGATTGAGCCGCCGGACAGCGTGACCTTTCACATCTGGACGGCGTACAGCCCGTTCACCACCTGGGTGCAGATTGTCAAAGACTGGATGAAAACGAAAGGGGATACGGGAAAACGTAAAACCTTCGTAAACACCACGCTCGGTGAGACGTGGGAGGCGAAAATTGGCGAACGTCCGGATGCTGAAGTGATGGCAGAGCGGAAAGAGCATTATTCAGCGCCCGTTCCTGACCGTGTGGCTTACCTGACCGCCGGTATCGACTCCCAGCTGGACCGCTACGAAATGCGTATATGGGGATGGGGGCCGGGTGAGGAAAGCTGGCTGATTGACCGGCAGATTATTATGGGTCGCCACGACGATGAACAGACGCTGCTGCGTGTGGATGAGGCCATCAATAAAACCTATACCCGCCGGAATGGTGCAGAAATGTCGGTATCCCGTATCTGCTGGGATATTGGCGGGATTGACCCGACCATTGTGTATGAACGCTCGAAAAAACATGGGCTGTTCCGGGTGATCCCCATTAAAGGGGCATCCGTCTACGGAAAGCCGGTGGCCAGCATGCCACGTAAGCGAAACAAAAACGGGGTTTACCTTACCGAAATCGGTACGGACACCGGGCATGGCGCGCATCTGCCTTTACGGGGATTTACAACGATTTGGTCGCCGCATCGACCTTCGTGTGAAAACGGGGGCTGAAGCCATCCGGGCACTGGCCACACAGCTCCCGGCGTTTCGTCAGAAACTGAGCGACGGCTGGTATCAGGTACGGATTGCCGGGCGGGACGTCAGCACGTCCGGGTTAACGGCGCAGTTACATGAGACTCTGCCTGATGGCGCTGTGATTCATATTGTTCCCAGAGTCGCCGGGGCCAAGTCAGGGGGCGTATTCCAGATTGTCCTGGGGGCTGCCGCCATTGCCGGATCATTCTTTACCGCCGGAGCCACCCTTGCAGCATGGGGGGCAGCCATTGGGGCCGGTGGTATGACCGGCATCCTGTTTTCTCTCGGTGCCAGTATGGTGCTCGGTGGTGTGGCGCAGATGCTGGCACCGAAAGCCAGAACTCCCCGTACACAGACAACGGATATCTGAATTTTTTCAAAGGAGAGATAGGGAAAACCCATCTGGCTCAGGAGTTGTGGACGCAGATTGATAACGGTCAGCTTGCGCCTGACCTGGCGGAAATCAGAACGTCCATCACGGATGTCAGTAATGAAATCACGCAGACCGTCAATAAGAAACTGGAAGACCAGAGTGCGGCAATCCAGCAGATACAGAAGGTTCAGGTTGATACAAATAATAACCTGAACAGCATGTGGGCTGTGAAGCTGCAGCAGATGCAGGACGGACGCCTTTATATCGCGGGTATTGGTGCCGGTATTGAGAATACCCCTGACGGTATGCAGAGTCAGGTGCTGCTGGCGGCGGACAGGATTGCGATGATTAATCCTGCGAATGGCAACACAAAGCCGATGTTTGTTGGTCAGGGCGATCAGATATTCATGAACGAAGTGTTCCTGAAATATCTGACGGCTCCCACCATTACCAGCGGCGGTAATCCTCCGGCATTTTCCCTGACACCGGACGGGCGGCTGACGGCGAAAAATGCCGATATTAGCGGTAACGTGAATGCGAACTCCGGGACGCTCAACAACGTCACGATTAACGAGAACTGCCGGGTTCTGGGAAAACTGTCCGCGAACCAGATTGAAGGCGATCTCGTTAAAACAGTGGGCAAAGCTTTCCCCCGGGACTCCCGTGCACCGGAGCGGTGGCCATCAGGGACCATTACCGTCAGGGTTTATGACGATCAGCCGTTTGACCGGCAAATTGTTATTCCGGCGGTGGCATTCAGTGGCGCTAAACATGAGCAAGATCATACTGATATCTACTCCTCATGCCGTCTGATAGTACGAAAAAACGGTGCTGAAATTTATAACCGAACGGCTCTGGATAATACGCTGATATATACGGGTGTTATTGATATGCCTGCAGGCAGTGGTGTAATGACACTGGAATTTTCTGTATCGGCATGGCTGGTAAATGGCTGGTATCCCACAGCAAGTATCAGCGATTTGCTGGTTGTGGTGATGAAGAAAGCCACTGCAGGCATCATGATTAGCTGAATTTTATAACCCAGATACGGGCGCCAGAAATGGCGCCTTTTTTATTTGTGGAGTGAATATGGCAGTACAGATTTCAGGTGTGCTGAAAGATGGTGCGGGAAAACCAATACAGAACTGCACTATTCAACTGAAGGCAAAGCGTAACAGCACCACGGTACTGGTGAACACGGTGGCCTCTGAAAATCCGGATGAAGCCGGGCGTTACAGCATGGATGTTGAGCATGGCCAGTACAGCGTCACCCTGCTGGTTGAAGGTTTTCCGCCTTCACATGCCGGAACCATTACCGTCTATGAAGGTTCCAGACCAGGTACGCTGAATGATTTTCTCGGTGCCATGACGGAAGATGATGTCATGCCGGAGGCATTGCGTCGTTTTGAGGCAATGGTGGAAGAAGCGGCACGCAACGCCGAAGCCGCCTCTCAGAGCGCAGCGGCGGCAAAGAAATCCGAAACTGCAGCGGCATCATCGAAGAACGCGGCGAAAACCTCAGAAACGAATGCAGCTAACAGCGCACAGGCGGCAGCGTCCTCGCAGACTGCATCGGCAAACTCCGCGACAGCAGCCAAAAAATCAGAAACCAACGCGAAAAACAGCGAGACAGCCGCAAAGACGAGCGAAACCAACGCAAAGTCCAGCCAGACGGCAGCGAAAACCAGCGAAACGAATGCCAAAGCCAGTGAAACTGCGGCGAAAAATAGCCAGAATGCAGCAGCCGAAAGCGAGAGCGCGGCAGCCGGTTCTGCGACTGCAGCAGCTGGATCAGCAACTGCTGCGGCTAACAGCCAGAAAGCAGCGAAGACGAGCGAAACTAACGCAAAGTCCAGCCAGACGGCAGCGAAGACCAGCGAAACAAATGCCAAAGCCAGCGAAACTGCGGCGAAAAGCAGTCAGGATGCAGCAGCCGAAAGCGAGAGTGCTGCAGCTGGTTCTGCAAGTGCGGCGGCTGCTTCTGCCACTGCATCAGCAAACAGTCAAAAAGCTGCAAAAACCAGTGAAACCAATGCAAAGACAAGCGAGACTGCAGCGGCGAACTCGGCGCAAGCATCGGCAGCAAGCCAGACAGCAGCTAAAGCAAGTGAGGATGCAGCCAGAGAGTATGCAAGCCAGGCAGCAGAGCCGTATAAATATGTCTTACAGCCACTGCCTGATGTGTGGATACCGTTTAACGATTCACTGGATATGCTTGCTGGCTTTTCGCCTGGTTATAAGCAAATAACCGTAGGTGATGATGTTATTAAAATGCCATCCGATAAGGTTGTTAGCTTCAAACGCGCATCAGGTGCAACATACATTAATAAATCAGGTGTATTAACCGTTGCTGAAGTTGACGAACCGCGATTTGAACGAGAAGGTTTGCTGATTGAAGGACAGAGAACAAACTATTTCAGAAATTCAAATACACCAGAAGCATGGAATAACACGGGTAGTGTGTCTGTTGAGTCGTTCGACAGTGATAAGGGGTTTAACTATGGAAGGATAACTGTTATTAATGAAAATCCGACAGCACAAGGATATCAGGCAATTGCTGTAAACACGAATGATGCTTACACCTGCCCGGCAGGTTCTTATACGACGATATCGTGTCTGACGAAAAGTGATAATTCCCGGTGTCGTGCAAGGTTCGGAAAAATGTCTGATAATGGTGCGTTTGTTTTTCATTCAGATGCAGTTCTGGATCCTGTTACGGGAAATGTTGTTCATGGAAATAATGTGACGGTGACGGCAGAAAGAGTCGGTGAATGGTGGTTGTTTACCGCCACTCTTTTTGCAGATGCGGAAATGATAATCAGCTCAAGATTTGAAATCCTGGCGATGCCTGGAATCAGTATTATCCCCAATGGCTCTACGTTAGATATTGCGATGCCTCAGGCGGAGATTGGGTCGTACAGGACGTCATTTATCATTACTGAAGGGGCTCCTGGCACTCGCTCCAGCGACATGGTGACAATACCTGTAAGAAACAATATTCACCGATTACCATTCAGTGCTCTTGTTGAAGTTAATAAAAACTGGGATATCCCTCCCAGCAAATCACCATTAATCTTTAATGTTAAAGATTATCAGGAAAATGGTCTGTTCACGCATGGATTCCGTGGTAATAATTTCTCTGATGCCGGTTCTCCTTTTATTTCTATGGGAGGGTGTAATAAATATGTGGCAACAACCCAGAGGAAAATCATTTCAGGCTTCCGTTGTGGCGCTGATGGAGATGTTCAGGCCGTATGTAATGGTGAATTATCTGTTGCGGCAAAAACAACATGGACTTCAATTGTTCCACGGGCAGTATTGCGAATTGGAGGGCAGGGCACTAATGGGGAGTATCATCTTTTTGGTCATATCCGTAATCTGCGTATCTGGCATAAAGAATTAACTGATGCGCAAATGGGGGAGAGTATTAAATGAAAGATTTAACACTCAAATTTGCAGACAGGGCCGACTTTTCGGCCTTTATGGAGAGTATTGGCTATTATGATGACGAGTCGATGCAGGATGATATTCTTATTGACGTGATAGGTAACGTGTACAAAGAAACCGGAGAACTGACTGAAGATGGCGAACCGGTATGTGTTAAGGAAGACGGATATTTTGTAAACGTGCGCATCATTAATGATGTAAAAAAATCGTCAATATTCGATAAATACGCGGTTGTTGTTGAGCATCAACTTCGTGGCTGGATGTGAGGGAGACAAATGGCTACATCGACAGTAATTCCAGGAGATATCACCACGCTAAAGGGAGATGTCAGTAAAACTAAGGAAGATATTTCCTCAATTAACGGAAAAGTATCAACGCTTCAGACTGATATGACCAGTGCAAAGCAGGATATCAGCACCAGATACACAAAAACTGAAGTTGATAATAAGCTGAAAAACAAACTGGAAGTGAACGATCTGGAAAGCGGTCGTTATGGTGGAGATTTTTACCCGTTGACTGGCCGTGAAGCGTTTTATATGTGGGGATTGGGCACGACTACAGCGGCGGCAAACCTTTATCTTAATCCTGACCCTGCAATTTCGTCTGTACTGCGGTCAACATCGTCTATTCGCTATAAACATTCAGTAGAGACGATAGATTCAGAGCACGCCGATCTCATTTTCAGGATGCGCCCTGTGTGGTACAGGTCGCAATGCGAAAATGACAGGCGTGACTGGGGATTCTACGGATTGATTGCCGAGGAAGTAGGAGAAATTGCCCCTCAGTTTGTACACTGGCGACCAGCTAACGAAGATGATGCTCCTGAAGCTATTTCCAGCAATGGCCTTGTTGCCGAAGGTGTAATGTACGAACGTCTGGTTGTTCCACTGATTCACCATATCCAGAAGCTGACTGAAAGAGTTGATGAACTTGAGTCAGAATTAAAGTTGTTATCCGTTTCCCGAAGCGATATCGGATAAAGGAGGAGTAATGGATATAACACCTTTCCTTCATGCGCTTTGTGCTGTGGCTGCGCAGCTACTGATTGGTCTTTTTACCGGGAACTGGGCTTACGGGGCGATAGCCGGTTGTACGTTCTTCATTGCGCGTGAACACACCCAGGCAGAATATCGCTGGATCGAAATGTTCGGGCATGGCAAGCGAATGAATATGCCGTGGTGGGGCGGTTTTGATACACGTGCATGGGATGTGGCAAGCCTGATGGATTTTGCTGTGCCGGTGGTGGCGTGTCTGCTGGTCTGGCTGTTGGTTAATCGTGGGTGAAAAAAGGTGAGCTGTATATGCAACGGAGGAAGAAAACTCGTTGCTGGAAGCCTGGAAAAAGTATCGGGTGCTGCTAAACCGTGTGGACACTTCCGTAGCACCAGATATCGAGTGGCTTATTCAACCATAATAAACAGTATGTATATCATAGGTTATTAATTGTGAGTTTTTTCGGTGTGTTATTTGTTTGTTTGATGTTATGCTTTTGCGCCCCAAAAGGTTGTTTAGATGTATTTTATCAATTGATTTTCAATGTCGTTTAATAAAGAAAAATTAAGCAAGCTGGATGTTGGTTTTTTGTTAATTGAATGGTTCTAATAATGTTTTTTTACTGTTGTTGAATGTGACTTGATAAGAAATGCAAGTAAAAATGATACTCTTTTTATTTTAAATTCAAACGGTTGACATATATATAGCAAGAGGTTTCAGGTGCGTTGTAGTGAGTTTATGTTAATAAAAAGTATAGTAAGCGTTGAAAAATGTAACTTTGAAATACGTTAGAATAAAAAACAATATACATATAATAATTTAATCTTAAATGAAATTTATTAAAATTTGCAAACTATAATTTTGTGTATAAAAATATAAATGCACATCATCCTGATTATGATTGTGTATTTAATTGGTTGTTATTTGACTGCTATCAACTTGTTTTAATTTTATGATAGGTGCAAGATGGATTATGTTTGCTCCGTAGTTTTCATCTGTCAATCATTTGATTTAATTATAAACAGGAGAGTTATCTCGTTCAAAAAAATTCATTGTTTATTGTAAGCGACAAAATTAGAAGGGAGTTACCAGTATGCCCCTCTAAACTAAGAATTGTTGATATAGATAAGAAAACATGTTTATCCTTTTTTATCGACGTGAATAATGAGCTGCCTGGCAAATTTACTCTTGATAAGAATGGCTATATTGCTGAAGAGGAACCTCCATTATCGCTTGTTTTTTCTCTGTTTGAAGGGATTAAAATAGCAGACTCACACTCCCTTTGGTTAAAAGAAAGACTATGTATATCCTTACTTGCCATGTTCAAAAAACGCGAAAGTGTAAATTCATTTATACTAACAAATATAAATGCATTTACCTGTAAAATTACTGGAATAATCAGTTTTAATATTGAGCGGCAATGGCATTTAAAAGATATTGCGGAATTGATTTATACGAGTGAAAGTTTAATAAAAAAAAGATTAAGGGATGAAGGAACGTCATTTACTGAAATATTGAGAGATACTAGGATGAGGTATGCAAAAAAACTCATAACTTCAAACTCTTATTCTATCAATGTCGTAGCCCAGAAATGTGGCTATAACAGTACTTCATATTTCATATGTGCATTTAAAGATTATTATGGTGTCACGCCATCTCATTATTTTGAGAAAATAATCGGCGTCACAGATGGAATAAACAAAACAATTGACTGATAATGTTTATTACAAGTTGTCTACATGTTAATTATAATATTATACAGCGTTTTTTTGATGTGATATTCTGGAACCATTAATTTGTAATTGGGTTGCTGTCGCCTATTTTATACATGCTATAATTGATGGTTTTCTATGTGATTTAGTTAATAACCTTCTGGGTTTATTTTAAGGGTTAATTGTTACATTGAAATGGCTAGTTATTCCCCGGGGCGATTTTCACCTCGGGGAAATTTTAGTTGGCGTTCTTAAAATGTGTACTTAAGACCAGCAGTAGTGATGAAGTTATAGTTTTCTATACCTGCTCCATTTTTGCTGTAGTCTGAAGTGTTATTATTGTGATCATAAAGTGAAGTATTACCTTTTTTATTCGTAACCCGATTCCATGCGCCTTCAACATAAACTTTTGCGTTAGGTGTGACGTAATAACCTGCATTGACTGCAACAGAATAGTAATTTTGGTCTTTGACCTTACTGCGATAAGTGATTCTTTTTCCCGGGTCATAGTGTTCATCGTTATCAGATGATTCCACCCAGCCGCTGTATTTAAATGTGCCACCGAGTTCAAAATCTTCATAACGATAACTTCCAGTCAAGCCAATGTAGGGCATTTTAAAACGTTGTTTGTAGCCGATTGCTCTTTCTCCATTCGGGAAGGAGCCGATATCATCTCTGAATCCCTCCTCAGAACTGTAGATATAGGAACCACCTCTGGCTGTAAAGCTATAACGGCTTTCCTGATATCCGGCCATGAGTCCCAGGCGGTAATTGGGTTCGTTGAGGAGCCAGCCTTTGATATTCAGATCAAATTCGTTGGCATAATTGAGTTGTGTATCAGGGTGTCTACTTTCATCCGTCCAGGTTCCGGGGTTACTGGAATCCATCCAGTCCTGATCGACCATATTGCCACCTCGGCTGCCGAGAGTTGTCCAGCCAGCAGCCCCGATAGATATCTGGGGCATCAAATCCCAATTAATTGCACCTTTAATAATTGCAGCGTTATTGAATTTCCAATCGAGTTGACTGACTTTTCGGCCTCCTTCTTCGGCTAGATAAACACGCTCTTTTGTTTTTCCGCTCAGAGTTCCAAAACTAATGTCCGCATTTATGTTGTCAGGAGTAAACGATATAGTCTCGGTAGAAGCAAAAGAGCTGATCGCAATAGGGGTTGTCAGGACTATTCCCAGAAGTTTCGCCCGCATAAAAGTTCTCCATTCAATCGTTTTAATGATTGAATATGTATTTTTTATATCTAACTTAATGAGTCAATTACATATTGCTCCACTGTTTATATTTTGTTTAGTATTGAATGATTATCACAATGCGCTATCTGTTTTTGGTTTAATTATCTGTTATTGTTTCATATTGCGGTTTTACTGTGTGGTTTTTTTATGCTTTTTGTGGTGCTTTTATCTATTTAAGTGCCATGCCTTTAGAGGCATATAAGCGAAAATAGCATGAGGTTTATCCTCAATTACTATGTTTTTTAGTACAAAAAAGAGGGACAAAACTGAGACACATAAGGCCTCACAATGGCTTGCAAGGCTTTACATGTTTTGAGGTAGTGGGACGTGTGAGCGCAGAGATGGCGCGGTAAGTTGTTGACTTAAAATGTCGTTCTAGGAACTTCTAAGTCGTGGGCCGCAGGTTCGAATCCTGCAGGGCGCGCCATTTCTTCTTCATTTATGCCCGTCTTATCCGTTTCCGCTTTGCCCTTCACCACATCACTTTTTGTCGCTGTTTGGCGAGATAATTCAACGGTGTCAGGCCGTAAAACGCCTTAAAAACAGAGATAAAGTACGACGTGCTGCTATAGCCACATAATTGCGCCACCTGAGTGATATTTTTGTTATCCATCAATAACATCTGTACGGCGTAACGCATACGACACTCTGTGACAATCTGGCTATAGCTGGTATTTTCGTTTTTTAATTTCTTTTTGAGCAGGCTGGGGCTTAAACATAGCGAACTGGCGACAATTCGCAGATTCCAGTAGTGCTGAATATCGCTTTGAATAATGCGGCAGACGCTGTCGCGGACGCTGCTGCGTAAGATATACATCAGTAGGGCAATAAACCGCGATTGCTCAAGAAAGTTAGACAATACGGTAAAAAGCAATGCGCGCGTCAACTCCGCTTCGCAGGGTTTGCTGGGTTGCTGCTTGCTGTGGTTGGCGGCTAGCCGGAACACTTCCGGTGTACGGCTATGACAAGCGATAACCGGGGTAGCCAGCCGCGACCAGGGCTTTACACAGGTTAAGTTCTTATTTAAAAACAACAGATAATCGTTGATGATGTTACGGTTGATGTGGGTGATTAATACGTGATTTAACGTTGAGAGTTCAATGACGTTATTGTTGCACGCGAAGGCGGCCAGGTAGTTTTTCGGAAGGGTAAACGTAGCATGGTTATTGACGCTTACCTCTACCTCTTTTTCGGTCAGGATCACCACGCAAGGTTTACTGCTGCTCAATTGCATTTCGCACTCCTCAGATATCAGAAACTCCGCTCAGGTAATGACTCCAACTTATTGATAGTGTTTTATGTTCAGATAATGCCCGATGACTTTGTCATGCAGCTCCACCGATTTTGAGAACGACAGCGACTTCCGTCCCAGCCGTGCCAGGTGCTGCCTCAGATTCAGGTTATGCCGCTCAATTCGCTGCGTATATCGCTTGCTGATTACGTGCAGCTTTCCCTTCAGGCGGGATTCATACAGCGGCCAGCCATCCGTCATCCATATCACCACGTCAAAGGGTGACAGCAGGCTCATAAGACGCCCCAGCGTCGCCATAGTGCGTTCACCGAATACGTGCGCAACAACCGTCTTCC